AGGGTTACCGCATAATGAAGTTGGTCAAGTTCTATGGGATGCAACCTATGGCGCAGACACTGATTACATAGTGGGCAACATCGCGATAACGGGCGGCACAGATGAGGAAGGCGAAACTTTGCCACTTACCGCGAGCGCCGTTTCTAAGATTATGCAAATGCTCAACTAATCACCGTACCGATAACCCCGTCAGAAATGGCGGGGTTTTTCGTTACCTAACTGTTATAAAGAAATGTCAGATAGATTTGACAAATGTCAGGAAGATACGGCATACTGTACATAGCAACAAAGAAACATTCGAGTAACACCAACGAAGGGGCACACAATGACAGCACTACTAGCAACCTACGCAGACTTTACAACTACTGAGTGTGAAGTAATAGATTCAGAAGTAGATGCCACCGTAGAGATTCTTATGGAAGCGGGCGCGATTATGGTGAGCGTAGGAAAGAAAGAACTCTAAAGCCAAAACTTAGAAAAGCCCCCCGTGAAAGCGGGGGGTTTTTTTGTTACCTAACTGTTATAAAGAAATGTCAGATAGATTTGACAAAGTGCAGGAAGGTCTGCCATACTGTAACTACACAACGACGAAGGGAAACAAAATGGAAGATTTCTACTACGAAGCATACTTAGATGAGTACGCCGATAAGTCTGACAAAGCTATAAAAGGGCGCAGACTTGCAATTATGAACCGTATCCATAAAAGCCACAACTGGCAAGAATCTCTAACTAGAGGACACTTCAATGACGCGCTAGCGTGTGTTAGGGCGCTTGATTATCTTCTAGAGAATCGCAAGCTAGCCTAGACACGAACACCGAAAGCCCCCCGTGAAAGCGGGGGGTTTTTTCGTTACCTAACTGTGACAAAAAACTTTCTCAAATGACTTGACAAAGTGCAGGAAGGTCTGCCATACTGTAACTACGCAACACCAACGAAGGGGTAAAAAATGCAAAATGTAATCGGAAACTGGGCAGGAATCGAATCTGAGGAACTGACCCCAGAGAACTGGATTCAAGTTGGATTTAGATTCATCGGTCAAGAAGGAGAGCGCGAGTACCGCGTGTTCGGGCAGCTCTATGGTGAGGACTTTCAGGAGACTTATTCCTCAGAATACGATGATGCCAAGTCTCTGGCATACAGCTACTTCGAAGAGCAGCTCAAGCGGATTGAAAGCGCGCAGACTTGGCTTTATGATGCTTATGAAGTCTGGGACCACGATTTTGTTGAAGTGGCTTGTGAGACTTGTGCGGTGGAGTTTGCCAAAGAACGTTCGCTTGAATGGAGTGGTGGGACGTCTGCCGATTCGTTCACCCTAAATTCTGAGGAACTGGATGCAGGAGTGTTCTGCACCCCAAGCTACGCCCTTGGCGATGGTGACCGCCCGCAAACGTGCGTGTGCGGTGTCTACTTAGACACCCGATTCACCACCGAAGGCGAGGAGTATCTTCGAGAGGAGTACCCGAAGGGTGTCCAAAAGCTCTACGGCTACTAATCCAAGATTGAACCCTAGGGCTAACGCTCTAGGGTTTTTTCTTGCCCAAAAGTTTATTGATAATTGACTTGACAAAGTGCAGGAAGGTCTGCCATACTGTAACTACAACAACGAAGGGACACACCATCAAAACAGAAACCCGTCAGTTCTTATCAGTAGTCACACTTGCCACCTTGGGGGCATTGTTCATAGTCACCGAAACACACCGCGTTGTAATCGGTTGGGCTTGGAACCTATTCGTATCATTCACCGACACCTACATAACCTTCTAAGGGGGACACAACATGACTTGGAAATTCCAAGAGCGCTACAATTCTGAGCAAGAATTCAACCCTAGGCTAATCGCTTGCGCAAATTGCTCAGAGTACTCTGAACCCGAAGAAATGACCCAAATCCATTGGGCATCAACTGTCGATTTTGAGGACTACTGTAAGCCTTGCGTCAAAAACTCTCAAGGATAGTTCACCCGAAAGCCCCCCGTGAAAGCGGGGGGTTTTTTCGTTACCTAACTGTGACAAAAAACTTTCTCAAATGACTTGACAAAGTGCAGGAAGGTATGTCATAATAGAGCCATAGACAGAGAGGAACCAAATGTACGGACTTCCAGATAGCGTAATCATAGGAACCGCTAAGCGAATAAATAACTTCATAGATAGCAAAGAAAAAAGTACGCTTTTGTGGCCCCGTATGATGGACAGAATCTTTGACTACTTCGCAGACAAGAAAGCCGCGAAAGCAGAGCAGGAATTAGTAGCCGCAGAGCGCAAAGCTCACTTTGAAAAGCACGGGTTCTATCCAGCAAACTAAAACACAAGAGAAATAAAGAAGCCCCCTAGGGTAAAAATTCCTGGGGGGCTTTCTCGTTCCTCAAACAAACGGTGTTGCTGCTGCTGCAAATCTACTTCTTGGACTTGCCAAACACTTCATTGATTTCATCAAGTGATAAGTTGCCATCCTTTAGATACGCCCGTGATAGTCCTTCAACAACCACAGCTACGCCGCCGATGCCCGCCATCAAGAACGATTGCCAAAGCTCAACGCCCACCATTGTCCCCGCTGCCACCACGCCCAGACCAGTTGCCAAGAACACAGCAACAATTCGCCCAAGTATTGTTCCAACTTTTTGTTTTATTGTTAGCACGATGCCACCTTTCTTTCTTGCATCTCCGCCAGACGCAGCAACGCCCAGCACTCTTTCTATAATAAGAGAAGTACTGGGCATTGATTTAGAAGCTTAGGTGCCTACTGTTACTGGAGTACCAGCAAAAATGGACTTCATAAGCTGCTCGTTGTCAATCTTATTTGCTTCTAGACCGTGGTCATCAGCAAACTCCTTGATAGCTGCAAGAGTGCCATCGCTCAAGTAACCGCGATTATCTGAGCCAGCTGCTACGTAACCCAGCTCCAACAAACGAATCTGAAGTACACCAACTGAACGTGAGTTGTGTTCGTACAAACTCTCGAACACAATCTTGCCGCGGGACACTGTGATGTCTGAAGTTAGTACTGTTGGCACTGACTTAGGTTCTGCCTTGTCGCCCTTCGGTGCCGCTGCCGCAGGAGTAGGAGCTACAACCTTCTTCTCCTCAACAACTTCAACAACCACTTCTGGCTCTTCTTCTACTACTACTGATGCAACCACCACTTCTGGCTCGTCTACACGCTCAAAGTCCGTGCCATCTTGAACTAGTCCATCAGCGTCACCATCAACCGCGTCAGCTTTGTAGCCATCTAGCTGCTCGCCTACCTTACGCTCGAACTTTGTGCCATCTTGAACCTTGCCATCGCCATCGCCATCTTTCGCGTTAGCCTTGTATTTACTAGCCATTACTCTCCTCTTGGGTACTCTTTGTACCATTTGTAAAATGAACCTTCGGTGTTTCCATTATAAGCATTAGCGCCAATACCCCATGCGCCCCAGTTGGTGCCTTCGCTACTCATCTGGAAGGCAATTCGTGCATTTACGTAGGGGTCAAACAAGTCATCGTACTCAGACAACCCGTACTTCTCCATTCGTGCAGCTCCAAGCTTTCCTATCATGTTGATTTGGAATAGCCCGTAGCTGTTGTCTCCCGTACTGCTGTTGCCATTGTGCGCTAAAGGATTTCCTGTACTCTCCTTCATCGCCACGGCCCAAGCTGTACGCAGAGCTTGTCCTTCAAACCCGACGCTCAGCAATACTTCAATCATCTCGTGTTCATAGAAATGCTTCGGAGCTGCGGCTATAGGAGAAATTTTTACCCCTCTAGCGGCGAGCGCCGCGTCATCTTCTTCATCTGATGCGGGTGTCCCAGGAGCTAAAAGGTATTCTTTGCTGCTCTGAATACCAGTACTGTAGCTGATTTCCTCTGGGTTAGGGTCAATGCTTGCATTTGCAACAGCTGAAGCACCAATCAAGACCACTATTAGCGCCAGGATTGATGCTTCTGCTGCTTCTTTACTGATACGCATCGGGTTGCCCCCGCGCCTACGACCGCCCATAGTGAGTGCCACTGGCAGCATCTGCCCAGTCCTGCTGTGTCCAGCGGTACGGGGCGGCGTTCTTTTTGTTGCTGAACTGCTGATTCCTAGGCGGCTTGCCTAAGTCCTCCAGCTGAAGCATTGTGCTCCAAACATCGTGCAGCGGGCGGGTAAAGTCATGTCCGCGGGTCTGACCAGCTCTAGTCTTGTAGTTTGTGTACTCCAGGGTCTCGCCCAGCTCCACTAACCAATCAACAAACTGCTGGCGGGTAAGGAAGACACGGTACGGGTAGTCCCTGTTCTTTAGCTCGATGACCTTTGTCGCGTATGACGCAACCAGCGGCTCTAACGACACCTTGTCGCGGGAACGCACTACCATCTTGTTTTTATCCTGCGGGTCTTGAACTACACTGACGAATCCTGTTTCAGTGAATAGCCACATTTTTACCTCTGCTCTCTTGCGGAAAGTACCGCACTAATAATTCCTATGAATCCTGACGCCAACACCCAGAGCTCATTGCCTAGGATGGCGGATACCAAAATTCCTACTACTGCACCAACAGAAAACACTGATGTCCATACGACATTCTTTAGGGCTTTTAGGTTCAATAGGTTCATTGCTGTATCTTCTTATCTGGGCGAGTGCGCCCCACTAGTCGGGCGTGGGGGTCACGCAACACAACGCCTTGGGCAAAGATTGCCTTCCGTGCTGTTCTGTAGGCAACGCCCAGTTGCTCAGCTACTGCTTCAAGGGCTAAGCCCTCTTCGTATAACTTTGCGGCTTCTTCTGCGATTAATTCACTTTTCATGCTGTCCTTTCGTCTTTTTGATAGCCCAAGACTACCACACCTACCTGCAAAATGCAAGAAAGTGGTTAGAGAAGGGTTATTTGCTTCGCGATGCAATCAAGGAACGCAAAGCTTCTTCAAGCTTGTCTGCGTTGTTTAGATGACTATTGCGGGAGATGTCTTCTTCTTCAATAAGCCTGTCTAGGGAAAACACCGCGATGTGCCCTTCTTGCTCGAACATGACAACAAGTTTGGTCTCCCCGTCATTGGGGTCATCAATGATGCTTGCTGTAAAAGAAGCTGCTGTGCCATTTGCGTGAGTGTCAATGGCTAAAATTACGGGTTCTAACATTCCATTAGTGTACTGCGAGCGCCGAACTGTGATAGTCGGGACACACTTCTCCCCAAAGGCGAGGAAGGAGAGGAAGTGCGGGGAAGGCAGCAACCCCTCATCACATACAGCGAGACAGACATCATGCAGCGTGTGGTGTCTCAATGATACCTAAATTTTTACCCCTCCCATGCCAATTTAGGCAAAAAGAAAAGAGCCTCCCTGGGGAAACTCTTTCTTCTTCTTCTCTGCTGGTGTTACTCGTCTACAATCCCAACATCGTTTGCAGCTTCGAGGACATCCCACCCGTAATGCTCGCCCATCCAAAGGGCAGCAATCCTAATTGCGAAGTCGTCATCTTTCTCAGCTTCTTGCCGTAGCACTTCATCGAGCTGAACTGTTGTCATCAGCGTGAAGTAGTCGCCTACAAACACCACTGTCCTGTTCAAAGTTACATCGTCTACTGTGTCCATTTTTACTTCTCCTAGTTCTTTGCTTGCTGTAGATACTCAGTGATTTTCTCTTGTGGAATGCCTTGTGCCTTCATCAGCTTTGTCCATAGAGCGCCTGCCATTGCGTAGTTGTCCATCTTCTGGAACATCCTGTCCATACTCTCATCCTTATACATCTTGTGGCGTGACACTGCCGAAGCCTTGAGAGCTACATAGAATCCCATAGCCTCCCCAAGCATCTCCATCTCTTCGCTTTCAATCTTGAACTCATCCATTGCAATCTCCTTTAGTTGTGTAGTTGTATTCTACAACCTTCCTGCTGCTCCCGCAAGTAAGATTCAAATAACTTTTTTACCCCGCCCCTAGAAATGCGAAACCCTTCCCGAATGGAGGGAAGGGAAGGGCTTCGACTAAGGGAGACTACTTCGGCATCAACACCGTGTAGTCCGTCGTAGCCTGCGTGGCTACGAACGCTTCTGGGAATAGTTCCTCCAGTAGTTTGACATCAGTTCCTTTACGGCTACGGCTACTCACTTCAATGCGTATTACGCCATCAACTGTGACCACTTCTGCTTTGCCAATCAAGGTTCTGACTTGCTTCTCCAACAACTTCTTGGTCTTCTCCAAGTCGTTTATTGTCTTACGGGTTGCAAGGTAGTCGTTTAGAAGCACTCGTGCTTCTCCTGCGAACTCAACTGAATCCTGCTCAGTTACGATTTCCTGCGTTACCTTTGTTACTACTTTGGTGGTTGTCATAACAATCACTCTTTCTTTATGTCATTTACCCAGAGAGGCTATCTCGCTGGTAGTTGAGGAGCCGAACTCTTCAACTAGTTATTACTTTATAGAACTTTCCTGCACTTGTCAAATCCATTAGGTAACGAATTGATAACGCTACACAGACCACAACAACTTCTCGTCTTTGTAGAACCTGTCAATCACTTCCTGCGCTTTCACGGGTTGCGGAGGAACGCTACTTCTTATGATGGTCTCAATCCAGTTGTCTAGATTTTTTACCCCAATGGTTGCGAACTTCTCCGCGTCGGTCTTGCTGTGCCAAGACTCAATCATCTTGTCTGCATCTGGGCTAGCCATTAGTCTTCCTCTCCCCTGTCAATGTTCTCGAAAGCAAGCTCTACTGAATCATCTAAATCATTCACTAGTTCGCCTGATTGTTCTTCGGTCAAGTCCTCAACCATGCTCTGTCGAACAGTGGATTGCCAGACAATAGGGTCTTCATCTTCCAACTCTGAGAGTTGCTCAACGAAGAGAGCGAAGATGTCTATCTGGTCTTCGACCTGACTAGCTAGCTCAGTGGCTCCTAGGCTCTCGTATGGTGCGAAGACGATTGCATCCTCTGGTATCTCGCCCTCTTCAAGCTTCTCCATTATGAAGTCAAAGCCCAGTTCGGCGGTGTCCCTAAAAATAGCCCCTACTGCATACTTCTTGATTAGTGCTCGTTTGTTGTTATCTAACATTGTCCGCATACCTTTCCCTTAGTGTATTCGCGTTCCTTGCAAGAGAATTGGTCTCCGCAGTTCCAGCAGTGAATCCAGATTATTACGGCGTTCATTTTTACCCTCTCTAACTAGTTTTCTATGCCTCTAGCACTTTGATTTCAATTGCGTCTAGTAAGGAATCAGAATTCCCAAAACCCATAGACATTATGTCTTCTACGACATTTTCTTTGACATACTCAATTTGTTCTTCGGGTGTAAGTTCACTTAGGACTTCATCCCCATCCACCAAGTATTCAAAAACAATGCTTGCTCTAATAACCTTGCTCATTAGTTTTCCTCTCTGGTAATTACAAACTCAAACTCGTCATTGCTTGTATCAAAGGCACGCTGAAACTCTGCCTCGTCTTGGAAGTAGAACCAGATACGCTCATCGAAGCTCTCGTCCGCAGACATCTGCTCATACTTGTTGCTGTCGTTCAGAATCACAACTTGTGCCTTTGTGTCTCCAGGTATCTCTGAGTCTTTCCAACTGTAATCAACCCAAGTAACTCGCTCTTGCATTTTGTCCCTTTCATCGTTCGTGTAGATAGTATTGCATCTCCCTGCAAAAATAGCAAGCACATTTGCAAACTAATTTTTATCGTGTCGGAAAAAGGAAAATCCCCGCAGTTATCTGCGAGGGCATCCTATGTTCTTGTGTGATTATTAGTTACCTTTTAGTGTCTCTATCAGTTCGTATAACTCTGTTCGTAAATCCTCGTATCGTTGGTAGTTCTCTTGCGAAATCTCCAAAGTGTCCCAGTGAACTAACTTGTCAGCGTGAGCCATGATTGTGTCTTTGTAGCGTTCGTCAATTAGTTCATCAACTTTTGCCTCAATCAGCATTACTCTCATTTGGTTCCCCTTCATTGTTGTTGCTTGGATGTTGCGTAAGTAGAGTATTGCACACCTTCCTGACATTTGTCAAACGCATTGGCAAAGTTTTTTATAACAACTAGGTAACAGGAATGCCCCCGCAATTATCTGCGAAGGCATCCCGTGTCTTGGTCTAGGTGTTTGGACACGACTGGGAGGACGATACTCCTGACCAAGAGTTCTGTAGAAGGGTTAGGCGTTGTTGCGCCTTCCTACATTTGTAAGCGCGGTAGCAGCAGCTCTTCCAATCTCTGACGCAGCGGTAGCTGGGTCTAGGTCTCCCTCAAGGATAGTTACCCCGCGCTGGTTCCTGACCAAACTCTTTATGGTGTTCCCGCTGTCGAAGGGCATCCACAAAACCGCGACACCCGCTTCTTCGCAACGCCTCATCCACTCCCGTGCCTCACTACGCTGGTCGGAGCGATAGTGCCCGTCGGAGACAACTACCAACAATCGTGCGCCATCCCCGTTCAGCAAGTTCAGCGCGCCATCAAGAGCTCGGAACGCTGGGTCGAATTCTTCAGTTGAATCATTGGCACCGTAAATTTTTACCTCGCTGAGATGTTCTCCTGGCTTCAGCGTTGGGAAGACTGAGTTGCCGTAGTAAACCATTGCTGTCCGCCCCTGAACTCTGCGCACCGCCTCACTCAACACATACGCTGTGACCGCCATAGGCTTCATCGCGTAGTGCATTGACCCAGAGATGTCTACCATTACACCAACAGTTAGGTCTGGGTTGTCGGTCTGCTTGCGAACAGTCTTCTTCCAAGGCTCAACTTCTTGATACACCCCGCGTGCTCTCATCGCATTGCGCTGAACAAGTGCCCGCGTGCGTAGTCTTCCTGGAGGAGTGGCGGAATCAACATCAGTCTGTGACCTGTCGCGATACTTCGCCTGTTCCAACATCTTTGCCACAACAACAGCAGCTCGTCTTTCTTCAGCAAGAGGAGCTCGAGAGGTCTCCAGGTGTGACCGCGTAGAATTTTTACCCCCGTGCGAGCCTTTGCTGAAGATTTCTTTTGCTGCATCCTTGTTTTGCTGGCTCTCGTCAGCTCTTTTCTGATTTGCTTCGACCTGTTCCTTCCACTCTTCCTTTGTCTCTTGGTCAGCTAAGTCGTCATTTGTCGAGATAACTACTGAAGACTTCAGGTCTTCCATGGCATCCCGCATCGCTTCTTGGAACTCGGCGCTCGCGGAAGCAAAGCCATCAGCAGCTTCTTCAGGTGTTGGGTCACCATTCTCTTTTGCAGCTTCGCGGACTAGCTCCGCCCACTCCCGTGCAAGTGGATACAAGAGTGTGGCATTGGTGTGGTGGCTGTGTGCCTGAAATCTCCGTGCGACATCTCTGAGCTTGTCCACGGTGGCGGGCTGGAGATAATCATCGACCAGCTTTACTAGGGACTTGGCTTCACCTTCTTCAAGAACCCCCGCGTCAATGCGTGCATGAACCAGCGCGACCAGTGTCGCAGCAGCATAAGTGTTCGGCTCCTTGGTGAAAGCCTCTTCGCAATCAGCAATCACTAAGTCCATGGCACAGGCTCGTAAGAAATTTTTACCCTCAGGGGCTGCCTGGATTCCCTGGAACTCAATGCGTCCTTCTTCCAGCAGCATCATGCCTTTGAACTCGTCTTGCTTCAGCTCGGCGTTTGCTTCTTCAAGGCTCCAGTGCGAGAACCGTGCATGAAAGGCTTCGTGTATTACTGCGCCTGTTGCCTTGGCGAACTCATACTGCGTAGCCCGCAGATTGAAGTCGCCTATTAGGTGTGGCTTCACGCCCGCGAATACTTGGTTGGTGGATACCTGAATCTCAGCGAGGTTGGGATTGAAAGCAGCAGGGGCTCCTCCAGAGACTTCCTCGCCAATGTGCGCGATGATGTCGTGGCGGGCAGCCCATGTGTTTGCAAGCTCGCCAATACTGCGTCCTACTTGAAACCACTCTGGAGCAGGCTTTCCCAGTCCATTTACTGAATAGTCAATGTGCGTCATTTGTTGTCCTCCAATTTTTTACCCCGTGTCCAGCGGGTGGTCTGAATCTATTATAAAAATACCTGGGTGTCAAGATTTGTTGAAGAGGAGAGAGGACACCCATGAACTCTCTCCTCCCGTGCCAGCTAGATTTTTGCTGGCTTAGGCTCGTGAGGGAAAACCTTCCCGAGCACATCTGCAACTACTGGTCTGTCCATCTCTGGGGTAGCAGCAAGTAGGTTAGCTACTGCCCACTCCGTGCCGAAGACTGCCTCCGCGCTCTTGAACGCGAGAAGCTCTCGCATCTGCGGTGCCCAAGAGGTCTCGCCACTCAGCATGCGCTTTGCCAGATTCTGCGCTCCAGTGACCAGCCCAGTAGGAACTCCCATCAAGCGTGCTCTGCTCCAGTCCGTGGTCATTTCTGCTTGCACTGTGAACCTAGAAAGCAATGCCTCGCTCAATCGGACACCTGGAGCGTGCGGGTTTGTCGCAGCAATAACAAAGAAGTCTTTATGTGCCTTGACCTTCCCGCGCTCTGGGTTTGCCGTGACAACAAGCTCCCTCCGCCCATCCATCAGTCCGTAGACAATGGACAGCACTTTAGGGTCAATCAGGCCAATCTCGTCAATGAAGTAAACGCCTCCAGTTTCGGCAGCTCTAACTAGGTCTCCGTCTATCCACTCGAATCCTCCAGCTGGTGTTTGCACATAGCCACCAATCATGTCAGCCACTTCAGTGTCGCCCGTGCCCATCAAGGTGTAGATGTCTGGGAACGCGGCTTCTACAAGGGCTGTCTTGCCACAGCCAGGGGCTCCGTAGAGCAAAGTGAACATAGGAGAGCCCCCGCCACCTGAAAACGCCTTAGAGGTCTGCTCACGGGTCTGCCGTAGCACTGTTACATCGGTGTGGATGCCCCAAGGTCTGGCATAGTAGATGTCGCCATTCGGGCGGACATACTCGTCTTCGCCTCCCATGTTGTCTACTACTACACTTTTTTTACTCTTGTATGGTGCTCGCTCCGCGCCTGAAGCCCGCTCGACATACCTGCCGTGTGGACTGACCTTCGCGCTCAGAGCCATACTCGACTCCTCGTTCCTTGACTGGGACACTACTTCAGTAGCTAAATCCCAGATTGAAGCCAGTGACACTTCGTATCTTTCTTTCAATGTTGACAATTTTTACCCCTACTCTGCTACTGCTGGTGTAAGCAAATCCTCTGGGTAGCCCAGAGCCGTGCGTGATTGGTTGATGCGGTAGAGCATCTTCTTCGGTGTGGTCTGGGTTGAGATGTCCGTCATGTCTTTCTTTGACGCTTCAACCAGAATAGGTTCCTTGACTATGACCCAGCCTCCTCCAGCAAGGCTGTCAAGCCAGCCAACAGCGAAGGACATTCGCAAGTCCATGTTGATGTCTTTTGCATCCTCGCTGGTCAAGGGTGTGCTGAGGGTGTCACCAAGTGAGCGTAGAAAGCTACTACGCCATTGTTTCTTGGGGCTGACGGCGCTCACCACTCTGCGATACAGAGCAGCGGAGACAATCTCCCCCGACTCCGCATAGCCATCAGGTGTGATGAGCATCTGCAAGGTTGACGCGTGTCTGCGGAACTCCGCATACATTGCAACGCCTTGAGAGCTTTTTGTTTGGTCTAACATTTGGGTGTCTTCTTTCTCTTTGTCGTTATTTTTACCCCGTGCAAGGAAGGGCTTTCGCCCTCCCTCCAGGAATCCTTTTAGTCCTCGAACCTGATGATGATGGTCTTTGCTTCAGTCCCGTCCCAATCAACTTCAAATCCTCTGGTTTCGAAGTGCTCAACGACAGCTCTGCCCTGCTGGGTTGGTGTGCCATCTTCGCCCACTAGGTTGTCGTGGTTGAAGTAGACAGCAGCTCCAGTCAAGTCCTCGTTGAAGTCAAGGCGCTGTCCCTGTCCTCCGTAGTGCCAGATGATTGGCTGTGTCTCTGCGACACCTGCGTCGTAGCAACTACGGCAACAGGTCATTATGTTTCTGCGAGCCACAACACCTGCGCTACGAATCTCTCGCATTGCTATGTCGAAGCGTTCCTTGGTCGAAAGCTGAACTTCTGTGATAGTCATTTTGTCTCCTTGTGTCGTTCGGAATGTTCTTCGCTATAACATCTACATTACAGCATCTCCCTGCATTGTCAAGCAACTTGGCAAAGTTATTTGTAACAGTCAGATAACAAAGCTGCGAGCGCCGTGCACTTCAGAGCTCATAAAAAGTGAGCAGTTTTATCGCGACATACTCAGGTCGGTTTTTGACGGGGAACGACACCCATCAAACTTAATTTTTACCCTTTAGAAATTCCCATACTTGCTGAGGTCGACGCCGTATCGTTCGAAAGCAGCTCGTAGCCCCTCTTCATCTGCGTCCAGTTCGTAAGACTCCGTGATGAGCCGTGAGACTATCGGTCTGAACATCTCACTCGTATCTTCAATGATGTCCCAGTCCACTTCGTTCCAGTAGGTGGTCTCCATCAGCACATAACCTTCGGCGTTGCCGTAGCTCCCGTCAGCAGCAAAGTAACTCAATACTTTCTGGGGTGGCTTTGGTGCTCTCTTGCGCTTGAACTTTCCCTTTGGCATTATTTTTACCCCTCTCTGAATACTCTTGGTTGGTGGTTTGGGCACTCCACTACCCGCACCATCTTACTCCTCCACTTCGTATGGCGCACAGGTGGCTTGCACCGCGTCATTGAGTTCTTCAATCAGAGTCTCAAGGTCACCAGCGGACAGGTCTCGAACCATGTCAAAGGTGAGCGTGGATTGCCAAACAATTTGAGATTGTATTGCTGTGGATTTACTCTGAGCCATTTTTACTCCTCGCCTTCGTGTTGTAGGTTGAACTCTGAGACAACGGCATCAAGGTCGTTTTCATCGAAGTTTTCCCAATACTCTTCAGTCTTGCGGGCAAAGCGTGCCCACTCGTCCTGAGTCATTTCTAATCGGTAGCCGTGAACGCTCACGGCTTCTTCTACGGACTCCTTAGTCCAGATAGCACAAGCGACAAGCTCCGTGCCTATGCCCGCTACTTCTAG